ATTACTGCGGTGCGGTTTTTTACCGCCCTCTATTACGCTAAGCGAAATAGGTTTTGCGTTTCTGGACATTTTTTCACCTCCAACTTATTTAAAAGGGATATGTTGAAAAGGGGATTTTGTATACGCTAAGCTGACGCCGCGACAGAAATTCATCAGATTACAGGGATTTTACCCGCCCTCCCCCTTTAAATTGTCGTTTAACCAGCAAATTAGCCTATTAATACCTAAAATACAGGCAATTTCATCTAATAATTGTCTGAAATAATATCTAAGCTGTATCATTCTGCATCGGAGCGTATCGTGATAAGGGCATGGATGTTTAGAGCTCATCATATTTCCTCCTATCTTCAGCAGACTTCTTCATATGGCAGCTGTGGCACGCACTCTTAAAATTACTTTCAACTAACCTTAATGACCAATCAACTTCAATTGGAATAATGTGATCAACTTCAGTTGCTGGAGTTACATCTTCCGGTAAACAATATTCACAGATAGGATCTTTAGATAATTTTCTAGCCCTGGCTTTCTTCCAGGTTGATGAACCATAAAATTTTCTGGTCTTTGGATTCCTTCTATATCTGTTATATTCTTTATCTCTAGCTTTTTTAGTTTTCTTTCTATGCTTTTCGCAGTAAGTATTGCCAGCACTAACAAGTTCCGGGCATCCTGGATAAGAGCATGGCTTATTTAATCTTCTTGGCAAATTAATCACCACTCTTTTTATAGAAGTTGCCTTCTTTTAAAATGAAATTACAATTAGTTAAGATTTTTTTAACTTCATTTCCACAAGTTGGGCAGTTATATAATTTATTATTAATGCTATGAAAAACCTCAAACTCCCCACAACTTTTGCATTTGTATTTGTAGGTTGGCATATTAATACACCTCAAAGTATAAACCGGCTGGGCTGGCCGGCAGTAGTATATTCTATAAAAGAGGTATCCAACAGACGCCCACAACGATTTCTGTAATTATTAGTTTGTGGCATAGAAAAACCCAGCTCGTCTGGTGGCAAGCCGGGTAAAACAATAAAGGAGGAAAGTTATTGAAAAAATCTTATACTTTCCATGATATTAATATATCATCTTTTAAAGCTTTAAATGTTTACTAATCGTTTACTAACTGTTTATTTTTTTGCATATCCGAGAATTCTTGCTATTTTTTCTATTGCCTGGTCTTTAAAATCATAATATTTGTTTCTTCCCCACTCAAATTTTGGGTGAGTATATATGTTCACATCTTTCTCAATAGTCCCATTCATATATTTTTTTTCCACTACAAATCTTTCCATTGTATATAAACCTTCAAGAGCTTCTTCAATTTTGGCTATCATACATTCTTTACTTTTTAATTCTTCTTTGAGCTCGCTTTCATCCCGATTAATAACTGCATTTTCTGTAGCTGATCTAAAATCATTGCTGCCTTTAACGTTCACTCCTTCATAACTTACCCCTCGATTTGACTCGATTAATTCATCTAATTCTATTCTGATTACAGCGCATCTCTGTTTATATTCTTTGTAGTTAAGTAACTCTTTGACCACTCTCGAATAGTAGTCTTGCATCTAATCACTCGCTTTCTCTAACAAATTTTATTTCATAATCAAAATTATCTTTTTCAATTTCAAATTTGGTTACTTCAACATGATAAATCGGGTGAATTTCTCCTTTTTCTATTTTGTCAAATTCATTAGATATTGCAGTATAAATTATTTTATTGCTTATAAAATTATGTTCTGCATTTAAAACTATAATTTTTTTATTTAATTTTTTGGCAGCTTTTAAATCTAAATCTCTAAGAGAATCGACATCTATTTCTAACTTTCCTATTTTGCTATACCACAAATCTTCAACTTTCAACCGCAATCACCCCTGTTAGTCCTCATTTTTATATCTGTTCCTTTATGCCTTTCCAGCCAGTCTGCTTCCTCTTCCCTCAAAAGCTCATTGATAGGCTTTTCTCTTCCACACCTAATGCAAGTGCCTTTATTCTTAACACTGTCTAATATCATTGTTCTCCGGCTACAGTGAGGGCAAATAACCGGCACTTGAATATGGGTTTTAATTCCTTGATATTTGCATATTTTTCTGGCTTCGTCAAGCATACTCAACCACCTCTAAATTATCTTCTAATATCCAATAATGTTCCATGCTATCTAATTTATAATGGATGTAATTGTTGGTAGCAGAGTTTGATAAGCGCCTTTTTATTATTTTCCCTGTTTTCCCTTTAAAGTGACCATCTTTTATTATTTTCACTTTATCTTCTAAGCTATATTGAAATGTATTTTCTTCAAGATTTTTTTTAGCAAACAATAAAGAAGCCTGCAAAAAGTAAAACTTTTCAGATGGTCTGCCTCTATGGATTGTTTCAATTTCGTTAATAATTCTATCTAATTGCTTTAAGCAAGTTTTTTTAGTCATTATTTCTTTTAAAACCATTTTAGTTTCTTTAGATATTTTCATTTCCTTAGTTTCATCTAAAAGCTTATCAATCATATTTTCTTGAAATTCTTTCCCGGTCCCCGGGCCAGCACCTTTATTTCTATCGCCCATTAACTTCAACTCCTATTTTTATAGTATTTTCATTTTTAAACTTACCATTGATTTCTTCTAAAAGCTGATTAATTTTCTCTAATTTGCTTTCAATTTGAACCAGTTCGGTCATAGCTTCTGAAGTATCAGCATTCACTCTGACAACTAAATTACTAATCGGCTTGCTATTATAGTCTTCCGCAACCAACCTGTCCTGCAGTTCATCAATTCCCTCCTCCAAAAATGATTTGCCAGTTTTATGACTCATTTTTGCCGATTCTTCCAGCAGTTCCTCTAAAAAACATAACATTTCGCTTCTATTCATTATAATTAACCCCTTTCTTTTTCTAATTACCGGGCCAGCGCCCTAAATTTCTTCTATTCTAATTTTTCAAGCCACTCAATTGCATCATCAGCTCCGAAAGCAATTTTAGTTTGCCAGTTTCTCCATTCTAAAGCTTTTAACCATTCTTTTTGCGATTCTCTAACATCTGACGGTTTTCCATTAGCTTTTTTTAATTCGATTGCTATTCCACTAAAGTTCATAGTATATTCAGAAGTTGGATCATCAAATATCAGTACATCAGGCACGCCCGGCTTAACTCCCTGCATTTTCATTTTCCTGCCGGTCTTAGCATCTCTGTTTCCTCCATTAGGTACATGGCACCACAAATAGCCTTTCATATCCAAATAATTTGCTAACTTAACTTGCTCATCATATTCTGATAGATCCTTCTTTTTTCTATATTCTGCAGCACTCATTCTCTCTGTCATTATTTCACCTCAAATTACCGGGCCATCACGGATAAACAATTCCAAACTTCTCCATAATATTCATCTCCTTATAATGTCATACCAATTCCCCTCAGGTTCACAGCCTAACCACTCTTTATCAATTTTGCTTATTTTATGGCTTTTCTTGTCGATAGAAAGTCTAACATTCAAATCATCATGTGTTTTTCTATCTTCAAGCAATAATTCATTTCTGGTGCCTGGACTACATGCTATAACTCTGCCAGTGATCATATAACTTAAATACCAATCTTTAGTACAATAAACTTTTAAATCAGGCATTATTATCTCCTTTCATTGCCCGGGCCATCAAGGATAAACAATAGCATAAACATGATACTTCTTTTTGAATGATTCCCAGCCCATTTTGTGAGCTATATAGTGGTATTCAGCCGATAAACATATTTTCTCCAACTCACTGTCATCAATTTTTTGCCTGTTTCTTCCCATTCCAATATTATTACCATGATGAACATGGACTATCTCGCCTGAATTGTCTATATAGTAGTTTTTACCTGGCTTAGTACTGACAGCACATATTTTCTTATCCAGGCACATCCTTAACCATCTATCTAAGCTGTCTAATCTCTTTCTGGGGTTTTCTTCCCACTGCACTCCCAACTCATAACCTAACCTTATCGAAAAATCAATAAAATCAGCTGCAGCAGTCTTAGAACAATCTGATAGACTTATTTCCCCATGCTCCGAAACCTCAGCAAACCTCATAATCAGGGCCTCTTTCATCTCCATCTTTTCATAACCTATTGAGTCACCCATATCTTTAATGACTGCAAATGCTTTCTTTCTCTGGTTGTCAGTTATCATTTCCATTAATCTTTTCTGCTCTTTTTCATTTATCTCAAATTTAACTCTGATTTCTTCCATCTCTTTGAATTTTGGTCCAACATTAATCAAAATCCTTTTACTGTCTTTCCCAGTTATCAATATAACTTCATGATCTCCATTAGCCAACTGTTCTATATTTTTGATTTTAGCTGAGGCCAGGGCCATCTGATTGAAGTTCACAATTAATGGTTTATCTTCAAATTTATCAAATCCATCTGGTATATCTTTTATGATCAGGCTTACTACTCCTGAGTTTTTTCTAGTCTTCCATTTTTTTAAGCTGCATCTAAATATCATTTCTGCCTCCTTCAACATCAAAATTAAATTTTACTTCATCATCTTTATTTTCTACAAATACATAGATATGATTTGTATATTCACAAATACAACAACCTTCTTCTGGATCACAATATGGATTTGGGCAAGGTATTCTTTTCTTGATTTTGCTCATTTAATTTTCACCCTCTAATATATCGCTCTCTGTTTAATAAGACCTCAGTTCAAGACCGGCCGGGGGAAGATCTTAAGTTCTTAAGGTCTTAGCTTCCAGTTAGCTTAAAATTTCTTTTCAGGCTGGCCCGCTCGTTGGGCAAACCAACTCATGTCTTTTTCCATACTTCCAGTTTGCTGTCTTTCATAACATCTACGGCAGACACCTCCTCTACCATCTTCTTCTGCATACATTACTCCACATTCAGGGCATTTCTTCATTTCTCTGCTCCTTCCTGCTGGCCCGGGCCATCACCCTTGATTAAGGCCAGTTAGTCTCTCAATTATTTTTATTCCATCTTTCGGATCTATATAGTCTTTACATCCTTCGCAGTTAACATCATCAAACCTTTCTACTTTCTTATCACACCACTCAACTGCAGCTGTCCCTAGTTCTTTATGATAATACCAGGCACATGGCCGGTTAGTTATTGAGCTGTGATAGTGGCAAAGCGTTCCTTTTCTGATTTGTTCATCACAATCTTTTATCTCGCAAATATAATAATCTTTCATCTGCCTCCTTTCTGGAAAATTGGAGCAATGTCTAGTTGGAGCCCACTCAACTGTTAGAATTAGAGAAAGTAAACATTTTTTATTGCTCCAATCCTCCAATGCCGGGCACAAAAATTCTTAAACTTTTTCTGGTATATAGATTATTTTTAGCTGGCCCGGGCGATCATGTTCTATTGTTGTCGGTGACCTCATTTTGATTCCGTTTATGATAAGTATTCCAAACTTTTTTCTGATTACTTTTGAGTTCATTTCAACACCTTCTATTTAATTCGGATTTTTTAAATCCCAAAGAGATACAAAACCTACCTCTTCTGGCCTAACAGTTGTAAATCTAGCAGCTTCACATTCTTTTTTATCTATTCTTTTCGCATACTTAATTTTTGCTTTATAGGAATTTCCAGCTTTTACTATTCCCATAGAATATATTACTGGTTTTTCACCGGCTCTTTTTTGATAATCTAGCACTATATATATTGGTTTTGGGTTTTGCTTAGAACGGAACATCGAAATCATCCCCCTCAAAGTTATCGTTATACTGTTCATTTACTTGCTGGCCGTTACTCTGTTGGTTTTTGCCATTAGATTGCTGGCCCGGTCCCTGATTATTACTTTGCTGCTTATTTCCTTTAGCTTGTGAATTTTTTCTCTGATTGTTATCATTTGCAAAGTCCAGGAATCGAACATTATCTGCATTTACTTCAGGATTTATATAAGTTCTGTTGTTATTTTGGCTCTTTCTAATCTGCAGACTCCCATCTACTCCAACGAGTCTCCCTTTTCCCAGGTGCCTAGCACAATTTTCTGCCAGCCCCCTCCAGGTCACGATATTGATAAAATCAACATCTCTATCTCCATCACGGTTAGTATAATTTCTCTCTACGGCCAGGGTAAAATTACAGACCGGGGTTCCATTTTCTGTATAGCGGAGCGAAGGATCTTTAGTAAGTCTTCCAATAAGTACAATTCTATTTAATATTTTCACCATCTCCTTTTTCTCTAATTTCCTTAACTCTTTCCAACCTATCCTCTGCTATCTCAACTGCTTTTTCGTGAGATTTTGATTGAGCTATTTTTTCTAAACCAGCTAACATAATATCGTGAATTACATCATCTTTAGAAAATTCTTTAGGCTGATATTCTTCATCATCATATAAAATTTTATCCATATAATTTGCCATCGTTGACCCTCTCCTTTTTCTTCTAGCCATTTTAGATTTTTCGAAAATATCCATATTTTTTTCTATTTCTTCTTGAGACTCCGGCTCGCACCACTGGGTATCATCCTGCATATATAAAAGCATTTCTATATACTTACCCATCTTGATTGCTGCTTTTTGCTTTATTAATCACTAACCTCAATTTTCTTTCCCACTCATGTTTCTTGCATGTGAATCCATTGTAAGAATCACATTCACATGGTAAGTTTTCAACTATTTTTAGGCTATATTCTGCAACATCTAATAAATCTGGTGCAGCCTCAATTAATGGTGCATCATTTTTGATATTACATGCCGGCGCAATAACTCCAATCAATCTAGTTTCCTCAAGTGTTTCCCCTGGATGAGTCATTTCATATTTACCGTCATAGCATTCTTGTAATTTCCATGGTCCTGGTGTATGTTCTCCCATCTTATACCTCCACCTCCTCGCAAAATACACATTCACTACAGTTGCCATTGCAATTATTCTGATTATCCATTAATTCCGGCGCATCTTCACACCAACAATTATATTTGCCGCACCAAAAACCAGTTGTATAATATTTATTCATAGCCCAAAATATCCTTTTCTAAATTATTTTTTATCTCAATTTTTAAATCATCAAAAGTCTTATTCTTCATATTGGTATTAATTTTACCTTTCAATTGAGTTTTGCCATTAACTATAACCAAATAATCAACTTCGTGATGATCTACCATTATGTCAATAGGATTCTGATAAGATTGTTGATCATAAGTGACCGCTGTTATTTTTTTAATAATTATTTTCATTAATCATACCTCCACTTCCTTAAGCAAAGCCTCTATAGTTTCAAAAGTATCAGCCTGAACTGCATTAGCCATTTGAATATCCTGAAGCACCCCTTCTAAAAGATTCCTCATTGCAGGAGCTCTTGAAATTAACTTAGGTATTGCCCTTAAATCATCTTTTGTTTCCTCATCAGCTACAAATCTAGCGACTAGCTTGTCCTCATTGTTTCTGACATCAAAAATATAATACATTGATCTTTGGTATTCTTCTAAATGCCAGGGGTCATTTATTGAATCTAATTTTTCTATTTTCATTATTTCCTCCTATCTGGCTCCACAAATTCCACTTTCACAATCTGGGTCTACTTCCCTATCAAACCCACCATCAGATGCAACTTTATTTTCTTCAACTGCAGTACCTTGATCTTTATCATTCTTTAGCACCTTTTCTGGTATCATTTCTTTCTCGCCGCACTCCTGGCAAATTAATATTTTGTAATCAGAATAGCTTTCTAGTTCAGTTTCTTTAATTCGATGATCAGTTTCTTTTCTGCAGTTCTTGCATTCCCAGTTAACCATTATTGACCTCCTCATGCCTATTTCTAGAATTACCAGGCTCAATCAAAACATCCTCAGCAGTCTCCATAGTTGAACCTTCAGCGCCGCCAAATAATATTGATCTTATCTCTTGCTTTTTGTTGGCAATTAATATTGAAATTTCAGCTTCTTGGTTATATTCTCCTAACAAATTTCTCAAATCTTTAACTTTCATATTTATCCCTTTCTTATTTTCTGAATTCTGTAAATCTCGCTATAAACCGAATTATAAATATCCAAAACACAATACTACTGTCCATCTTCTTCCTCTTTCAGCTTTTTATACTTTTCCTCGACTATGTCATCAATTACTGACTTTGGCAGTCCTGGATTCTCTTTGCTTAACTTTTCTTTGATATGATCAAGATTCATGTCAACCTCCTATTTTAGCCTGTATTTCTTTGATTCTTCCAATATTCCCAGTGATCACAATTTTCAAGTTCTATTTTACAGCTGTCTTTTTCTCTACAATGACCGCAAAAATCATTTTCGAGCTTCTTAAGCATTCTTTCTCTAGCGCTTATCTTTTCAACGCCAAGATATTCACTCTTGAATTCTGTCCATTTTAGCTTTTTCGTTATAAAGCCTATGCTCGGACCTCCAAATTCTTTCTTGTATCGCTTATAGGTTCTATAAGATAAATCTTTTTGTCCACTCCATTTGGCTGCAGCTTTAGCAGTTTTAACCGCATCTGCCATAGTCCACCCCATATTAATCACACCTTTATTTCTAGTTTAATCTGATTAATGGTTTCGCTGAGTTCTATCTCAAAGTCTGTATAATTAGCACTTTCCAGCGCTCTTTCAATGACCGGGCCAGCAAGTTTAATTCTTTTACCTTCATTTTCCCGCTTCACGCTCTTAATCAAATCTGCCATATCATCTTTAGTTACCTGATCAACATTCCCATTCACTATCACTGGTTTCATTTTCTCACTCCTTAAATCTATCCCAATCTTCTATAAAATGGTCTTTCCACTTGTAGTCGCAATTATCAGGACTGTCTTTATTTTTAGCATTTTTAGCAGCTGTCTTAAGATCGTCAATATCTTCAATTCCTTTCTGGGTCCAGTCGTTTAATACTGCTCTACAATATGCCAGGGGTTTATCTTTTTCGGCTGAAATCTTGCAGGCTTTTAAAATTACTGCCTCTGACATTTGCTGCAGGTATTTTTCGAACTTATCCACATTTTTTGTGAATAACTTTTCAGATTCAGATTTCTCTTTCTCTTCTTCTTTTACTTTACTTTCCTTTACTTTACTTTCCTTTACTTTACTTTGTGTACTTTTGTCATCATTTTTTAGGTTTTTGTTATCATTAATCGGGTTATTGTTCTCATTAACTATATTTGAGTTAATTTCATCATCTTTTAGCAGCAAATAATCCTCTTTCATCTCCACTTTTTTGCGTCTATAGGTGGCTTCCTTATATCTTAACTGGATTCCGTGACTGGTTAATATATTGTGTTTTTCAAAAAGTTCCTGGTTAAAAACGCCCCATTTGACACAATCGTTAATGATGTCATTAATCTTGTTAATGTTGACATTAACCTCGCTACTGAATAGTAATTGGATTTCCTCTGTCCAGTCGATGTAATACTTCTGGCTGTAAATTTTCTGCCAGAGTTTAATCAAAAACCCGAATCCTTCTAAGCCATATTTAGCCTCTACAAGTTTAATTTTGTCTTCCATGTTGGTGTCTATAGTGAAGTAATCTATCCCTGATTTTTGTGGCCTAGCCATCTAGTCATCAACCCCTTGTGTCACCTTCAAATGATTTTAAAAGAGCATCTAACCCGGAATGTAGTCTTTCTTTTTCGTCTAACTTTAATTCTATTGGGCCAACCATCCCGACTAATTCACCATTATTTTTATAAAATGCAACAGGTGTAAATCTTTTGTTTTCACTATTGATTTCGCACTCATGTTCTTCAAATATTTGATAATATTTTTCTGAAATCACACTCACAAAAACGCCTGAATGATAAATTCTTTTGTCATTGTCAAATATAAAGTCCGATACTTCAGCTGGCCTATATTTATCTAGAGTTGCAAATAATTTTTCAAAATCCGGGCCACCATCATTTAACATCGTTCCAAAAGTCGAACATTTTTCTCCAACTTCTAAATCAGGAATATAAGCATTTCTTTTAAGAGATGAATATTTACTCTTGAAAAAATTAAACTGTTTCTGGTTCATTTTGACTAACAAAAAAGAGTCTGTTACCCAGTAAGTTTTTTTATCTTCCCTCCAGCAGTGTAGATCGCCTTTCTTTAATTCCTTAATTGCTTTTTTAATTTTCATTAGGTCTTTCCTCCTCTAATAGTTTTGATTTTCTCAACCTCAGATTGCTAAACTTAATCTTTTCTTTCTCCAGTATTTCATTTGCCCGCCAGAATGGATTATCATCAGACCTGAAAAAGAAATACATTGTCTGGCCTAATTCCTTATCAAAATAAATTGCCTCATAAAGTTCCATATTTGCCTCTTTCTCGTCAATCTTCTTTTCAATAGCCTTTTGTATCTTAATCTCAATCGTCTGCTCATTTGATACGAGATTATCCAAATATTCGTCGGCTGTTAAAACAGTTCCGGCCGCAATTCCAATTGATAGAATCATGATCATAAAGCTAAATGCTATTTTTTTATTAATTGTCATCATTTCCATCGCTCCAGGTTGTTAATATTTCTAAATTCTGATATATTATAGTTAGATTGTTTTTTCTTAACTTGCTCAGCTGATTTGCCCTCAGTTGAGCTTTTTCTGTATTCTTCCCAATAACTTCTGCAGTCTGCAAAAAAGAGAGGAGCAGCCACAAATATAATGAATAACCATCCAATTATTATGATGCCCCTCGCTATTAAGTTTAAAATTGGCATTAGTTTTCCTCCTCTATAATTTCAATTGCTCTTTTTAGTCCGTCTATATAGCCTTCCATCCATTCTTCAAGGCTTTCAGTAACTTTTTTATTTTTCGCCAGTTCTAATTGATTCTTTATTTGTTCTAATTTTGTCATTATCTACACCTCCGGGCCAGCAGCCGTTAACTTAATACTATCCCCAGCCTCTAAGAATATAATTCCTTCTCCGGTATCTGCAGCACTTTCTACCAGCTCTACCTCAGTAATTGGATGTGAGTGCTTTCCGTCTGAATATCTAACTTCTTTTTCGACTGGATCAACATAGTAAGTGACTTTAGATTGTTTGTTGAAATTTTTGAACATTTTGATTAAAACTTCTTCCATTTATTTTACCCTCCTCATATCTTTAAACGGCTTTTTATTTATTACTTCTTCTCCATAAAACCAACTTAAAAACGTATCTCTCGGCACCCGCCAGGACTGATTGATTTTCTTAGCCCCTGGTATATCTCCAGCTGCTAATGCATCATAAACTTTTCTTTTGCTGATTCCCAAAAGTTCAGATAAATGATTAGCAGTTAAAGCAAAAGGGAGCTTCATTCTCTCTTCTTCTATCTTTTCTTTTAAAATTTCTCTAGCCTTAATAGTTATACCCAATTTTCTCACCTGCCTAGATTTCATTTAACTCGTTAATTTCAAATTTATTTTCTGTTAAATTAATTAACCTGCCTTTATCTCCAGTATCTTTATTTGTTACGTCGGCAATCTTTTCTAAAAAAAGTCTGTTTTCTACTCTGAGTAATCCGATTTGATTTTCGCCTTCATAAATATAAGCTCTATTAAATCCGTCGCAATCCTTGTATTTATCAAGTTCTATTCTAGTGGCATTTTTAAATTCAAAATTATCTAGCTGCAAAATATCATTTTCTTTTAAAAATACATTAACTTTTTCAACCATTCCAACTGCTTGAATTTCATCTGTGGTTATTTCAAAATCTAATATATCCATTATTTCCTCCTTAATTTAGCAAGTCCGGTCTGTCTGAATCAGATAATAAATTTTGCTTTTGGACGCTCATAAATTCATCTAAATAGTTAACAAATAATCTTTTAAAATTATCTATAACCATTTTTTCTATATCATCTGGTAGTCTGGGAGCATTCAATTTCTTAATTGTGGAAGCCATTCCTTCATGAGCCAGCTTTCTAAGCTCCCTTTCTAAATGATTAGTCATAGCAACTCTATAAGCTGTAGCACTCAAAAAACCATTATCAGGATTATTTAATGACTGATCAGTTTTATAATCGTAGATTTTGTGAGCCAAAATTCTTCGACAATCTTTAATGTAACCTTCTTGAGAAAATAATGACTCAAATTTATTTCTCTGGCTTTTATTTGATTTATACTTTTCTAAAACATGACTTTTGAATTCTTCAATGGCGGTGTCTAATTCAACAAAAAATAATTTGTTTCTTTTTTGCTCTTTTGATAGACTTTTAATCCAGCTATTTAGCTGACTGGCAATGCTTCTGTAATTTTGTCTACCTATTTTAGTCCTGCAGGTATCTCTGAGAGTCATTTCAAGGACCGGTAAATATCTTTCTTCAGCTTCTTTTTCTCTCTGCAGCAGGTTTCTCTCTTTGCGCTGTTTTTGAATAATCTCATAAGTGCTAGACATCTACTATCTCACCTTCCTTATTTTGATTTTGGGAATTTACATATTCGTAAATGAGTTGAGCTATTTCAGTTAAAGAATCAGCCATTTCATTGATGTTATATAGATCAACACTTCTTAACTCAACATCTTTTTTTAGCAGCTGCTCCAGGCTTCCTTTTTCATCAATAATTTTATTAATCTTGCTTCTGACACCTTGAACAATTTCTGCCCTTTTGGCTATTAGCTCGTTTTCTTCTTTTAATCTCCTTTTGTATTCCAGAAGTTCATTTAATTCTTCATCGACTTTTTTCTTCTTTTCTCTATAGTTTTTGATATCAGCTTTATATTCTTCTAAGTCTCCGGCTCTTTCTCTGAGCTCATCAATCTCTTTTTGAACATCCTCCGGCACAACCTCAACTTCTTCAACTCTTTCGATTACTTCCGGCTCTTTTCTTTCAAGTTCTTCTTTTTCCCTTTTTTCTTTTTCATACATCTCACCAATCCGCTCAGCTCGTTGCTCAAGCATCTCCTTTTTCTTTTCCAGCTGCTCTTTTTCTTTTTTTAGTTTTTGGTAAGCCCCATGAATACTGATCTGTTCTTCATCAAGTTCTTTTATTAATTCTTCATCAGCATTTTTGCCAATAAATTTAGCCTTGGAATAATTCCTTCCGCTGCCAAAACCAGCTTTTTGAGCTACCTTATCTCTAGAATCGCCCTTTTCCCGTTCCGGAAAATTTTCCGGGTCGGTGTTTTGAGTTAAAGCAACCTTTTTTCTTTTTCTAGCCTTCTCTTTCTCAATCTCTTCAATCTTTTCAGCCCATTCTAGTCTTTCGCTAAAAGTGAAATCTTTTCTGTTTTCATTCTCTGCAATTTCAATTCTTAAAGCCTGCTCAGCATCGTCAACAGATATTTCATTAACTTTTACTTTTTCTTTACCTAGACTTCTGCAAGCTCTCAATCTTCTTTCGCCTGCAATTAATCTATATTTGTTATTAATTTCAACAACTGTAATTGGATTAATGAGTCCATTTTTCTTAATATCTGCAGCAAGCTCTTCTATATCCCCAAATTCTTTTCTGATCCGGTCTTTAACTTGGATTTTATTAATATTAATTTTCATGTTTTTCACCTCTTTATTGCGTTACGTAATTATAAACTAAAAAAATATTTAGGAATTTCCCTTGGGTTAATATCTAAAATTTCAACAATTTTCTGGACTTCATCAATAGTAAAAGTTGATTTACCATTCAACTTATCACTTAGAGTATTAGAGCCCATACCTATTTCAGCGCCTAATTTTTCATAAGTATATCCTTCTTCTTTTATTTTTCTTTTCAATTCCCACATTTTTGTATAATCAGCCAAAACCGCCACCTCCTTTTTGCGTTTCGTAATTCTTAATTAAAATACTAACATAACTAAAAAAACTTGTCAATACTTTTCGCAATTTTTTCTTATAATTTTTAATTTATTCTTGCAAAATGCAATGGTAAGTATTATAATATAATTACATTATTAATAGTTGGAGGTGTAAAAATGAAAGATAATAAATTGAAAAGTGAAGTTTTTGCTGAGAGATTAAGCCAGCTGATTAAAGAAAAGGATATAAATTTAGACGTTTTGGCCGAAATTACTGATTTATCTGCAGCAACTATTTCTAGATATAAAAATAATAAAATGGTCCCTAAAATTCCAACAGTGAAAGTTATTGCAGATTATTTTAATGTAAACCCCGTTTGGTTGCTTGGGTATGATGAACCAAAGCATAAAAAAGTTGATGGTTATCAAGATTTTGAGGAAATCCCTGTACTTGGCTCAATTGCAGCTGGCCAACCTGTATTAGCCGAGGAGAACATAAAGCGATATGAAAAAGTTCCTTCCGAAAAAGTTAAAGATGGTCAGTATTTTTATTTAGAAGTTTCGGGTGATAGTATGATCGGAGCTGGCATATATGAAGGAGACTTAGTTTTAGTAAAAAGGCAAAGCGATGTTAATCATAAAGAAATAGCTGTTGTCATGGTTAATGCTCATGATGCCACTTTAAAGAGAGTTTTTAAGCAGAACGGCAATGTAATATTACAGCCAGAGAATAAAAAGTATGATCCAATTTTTATTAAAAGTAAAGATGCAAGAATTATTGGTAAAGTTGTTGGACTCACAAGATCATTTTGAAAAAGGGGGATAAATTATGACTGATGTAATTTTAGGAATACTTTGGTTTTTTGTAGCTGGAAATTGGATAGGTGGAGGCTTAGTTTTATATCTTGCTTTTGTAAGCATGCAAGATGCCGCTCTATATTCTACTAGTTTCCCGATGTATTTTAGCACTCTGGGAATTGGTGGCTTTGGAATTGCATTGCTTATTTCGGGTACATTTTTCGCCAGTATAGCGGTTTTAATTTCAGAAGTCAGGCGGACTAGACAAGAACTATTAAAAGAAGGTGATTAATCAATGGCAAGCGACCCCAGAAAGACTAAAGCTGGCAACTGGGAAGTATTTGTTTATATGGGCCGGGATTCTGACGGCAAACAAATTAGGGAGAGCGCCACTTTCGATACAAAAAAAGAAGCCCAAAGGTGGGCAAGAGATAAAGAATTAGAAAAAGAGACTGGCATCCTTATGGAATTTGCTAACATGACTTTTAAGCAGTATGTCGACAAGTGGTTTGATGAGTATGTAGATGAGCAGTTGTCTCCAGTTACTCACGATCGCTACTATAATGTATTCTATCATCAAGTTTTGAAGGTGCTAGGCAGGTTGAAGCTTAAAGAGATTCAGCCTGCTCACATTCAGTCTTATCTTACTTCTATTCGTAAGCGTGGCGGAAGCACTAAAACTCAGCAATATCATTATGCGATCATCTCTTCTGCTCTAACTTATGCTGATGAAATGAATTATATTTATCAGAACCCAATGCAGAATGTTAGAAAGCCTGGTGGCAAAACTCAACGAAAAGTTACAAAGAAAAAGAAAAAAGTTAAAGCAATTAATAGAGACATGTTGAAAAAATGGCTGGAGTTTGTTCAGGATTATGATCAGTATTTATTTGATTATTGTTACATTGCTATTAATACTGGAATGTGTCTTGAAGAAATGATAGGCTCCAGGTGGAAGGATTTAAACTTTAGCAAGGGGATTATAACCGTTGAACAGGTTGCTGTCTATGTTACTGGCAGGGGGACTGTATTTAAGGAAACTCCGAAAGCAGCTGATAGGTTTAGAAATATACCAATATCGGACAGCCTGGCTAACTTTTATCGGGGTATTTGGAAAAGGCAGCAGGAAATGAAAATGCACTTAGGCGATGAATATAAGGACCATAATTTAATATTATGCAAAGATGATGGAGAACATTATGCTCCTAGAACTGTACAGAATAAAATCAGAAAAGCCAGAGAAGCTGGAGGCTTCCCTGACTGGATCACATCTCATATATTCCGACACACTTTTGCATCTCTATTTTTGGCTGAAAACAAAAATATTAAGGAGCTGCAAAAATTATTAGGCCACTCTTCTTACGTAATTACTGCTGATACTTACAGCCATTTTCTAAAGAAAGATTTTGAAAGAGCAAGAAATGATATTTCAAAAGCTGTAGGGTCCGTTTTCTCAGTGCAGGATTAGTGCAGGATTTTGCACTGACTATCCTTTATAATCCCTGTTATATTAAGATTTTATTGTTTTTATGCGGATAATCCCATGTTATGCGAGTACAAATTACTATTATTAACGATTATTAACTAATCTTCGTTATAACGGCGATTATAGGGTTTTTATTTTCTTTCCAAATTTATTATATTAACATATATTAACCGGTTGGGTGCAGGATTTGTGCAGGATTTACTGTTTATATAGTTCTATATTATCTTTAAAATTCCTTTTTAGAACCTAAAATCAAACCCGAGTATTACTCCACTATTTTTTATGTCAGCAGGGACCACATTGACCCCTGTTATTATTCCAATGTTCTTTTTATTTAATATATCGTCTATCATTTGCTTTTGAGTATCAATCAAATCCTGCAACCTATTATTAGAGTCTATTAATTTTCGATTGTTCTCCTCAGCTGATTTATATAATTGCCTGTATTCCTCAACATCTGCTTCTGCCTGGTTGTATAACTTTTTATATTCGGTAACATCCCGCTCAGCTTCTTCATAAAGCTGCTTATATTTCTGGGCAATGTCATACATATCACGATAATCTTTCAGGAGTTGATCATATTCTTTCGGAGGATCTAACTCCTGAGCATTGACAACAATCGGCACAAAAAGCAAAGATAAAACTATTAAAAATACAAGTAGACGTTTAATTGTTATCACCTTCTGTGTGGTTATTAAGCCTATCCTCTAAACTTTCAGCTCTTTTCTGCCTGTTTTTTTGATTATTATTAAGTTTCTCAGCTTTTTCTTTGCGATTTTCTGACTTTTTCTGCAGCTCCTGGTCTTTCTCTTTTCTATTATCGATATCCTTTTCTACTTCATTAACTACTTCTTTTTCCTGATCAGCTTGCTTCTGGACCTGTTTGCTTGCAGCTTTGTACCCACCAGCTGCAGCTCCGATACCTAAAAGAGAAGCCAGCTTCCAACCTCCAAAAAATAGAGCACCAATAACTAACAGTGCAGCAATAACAATTAATATGATTTTATGCTTAGTTTTTAGCATTTTGACCACCCACTTTTAATTTTATTTCTAGATTAGTTCTTGTATGCGGAGTTAATTTTATTTTATTTTTATTTTTTAAATAATATTCTTTTGCAGTGTCATTAAATTTGATACCCATAGCCTCCCAGTCAATTATCATTTGTTCAATGTATTTATCTGGAATTTCTATTGGATTCCCATCTGTATCCAGCCAATGCTGCCAATGATGTGGATTGTTGTAATAATGATGTCTCCAAGCCATTTCAAAGCGATGTTTATATTTTGCCTTATCTTTGTAGAAATAACCAGCATACGCCAAGAATTCACTGCCGCTAAACTTACTTAAATCATGAGTTAAAGCATGCAAATAATATCCTTTTTTAATTGAGATTTTAAAAACATTACATTTGTGCTCTAAGATATAAAGCAAGTATTTTATTAGGTACATTTTATTACACCTTTCTTTTAATGAAAGCTTTGATAGCATCACGGCCGCCAGTCAGAACGACACCAAAACCTAACAACCATTTAATAATTGAACCGTCTAAATCCTGCCTGATGTAACCAGCTACAGCCATACTAACGCAAACAGCTGCAATTAGATATGTAGCTGTAAACTCTGCCCAGTCAGGAATATTGTTATTATTAGAGTCTTCTTTTAGATTAACTTCATTTACTTTTTGTTCTTCCATAGTAGTCACTTCCTTATAATTTCTATTCTTTTATTAACCCAGCCACGAATAAATGACCTATATTTTTGGCTGTTTTCAGCAAGGTTAATGTAATGCATAATTTGATAGCCATTAAGTAGATTAAACAATCCCACCGGCTTATTACAGCTATTAACAGCTTTTAAAGTATTAGGGCCGATTGCTCCATCAACTGAAATTTGATTATCAGAAAGTAAATTATAAGATTTTTGTAAATTTCTATTAGCTCGGCCAGGTCCCATGTTTACTGCCTGATCAAACATTTCAATTGCTACATCTCTGTTTTTAATTTTGTTATATTTCTGGTCAAGCCAAAATTCATAATAATAGATGTCTCTGGCCTGGTGCAGTTTTAAGTCTCTCATATCTCCTTCATAGCCATTTCTTCTTGCTACTGCTTCTGTGATGCCAAAATTAGTGGCACCACCAGGATCATCTTTGTGGTTAACATAGCCACCTTCAATTTCCATTACTTCTTCAAAAGCTTTTTTAAAAATATTATCCATTTTAAAAAACCCCCAGTTTTGATAATGCTAATAAAATTGCAATTACCCAGCCAATCCATTCTCTCCAATTCGTAGTAATTTCCTTTTTTGTTTTTCCTTTAGTATCTATTTTATTTACTTTTTCATTAAGTTGATTAAGTAATTTCCTGTCTTTTTTTCTTTCTTCAATTAGTCCATTATATTTGTCAAATTTTCCATTGAACTCAGTCAGCTGAGAAGTTAAGCTTTGTATCATTTTGTATAGCTCTTTGTTTGAGTACCAGTCTCCTGACATCAGCTCTTTAATTTTTCTTTCGTTATCTTTTGATCTATCATGATTATCTTCTATTTTTTCTCTTAAGGGGCAATCATCAATACTGTGCCCTTTGCTTTCCATCAAATCACCTCAAAACAGCCCCGCTACAAGGCAAAAGTTTTTGTTTATCTGTGTATCACATCAACTTTTTAATTTTAACCGGTCGCCTAAATCAAGTTGTTCCAGTATATGATCATCTAATTTACTTATCACTGACATTTTTAAATTATAGCTATCGCAGTGTTTAATAATTCCCAGATAGGAATTAACACTGGCATTAATATCCTCGATATCCACCTTCCCTTCAAAATATTTTTTGTTAAGATACTTAAATCGTTTTTTCATTTTCTTTTTAGTTGATTTTCTCAATTTACTATAACTCGGATATAAAACATATCCGCAAAAATCTATCCCTTCATCTACATGGCCGACGGTAGTTTTATTGTTAAGCTGCAGCTGGAGATAATCAGCAAGAAAAATCTCTATTTCCTGTCTAATAGTATGAAGTTTATTTTTGTCTTTTCCTAAAATTACAAAGTCATCCATATAACGAACATAGTATTTAACTTTTAGAGTGTGTTTTACAAACTTATCTAGAAAATCAAGATAAATATTTGCAAAAAGCTGACTCATTAGGTTACCAATTGGTGTGCCAATTCCTTTGATTTTTTCATTTTCAAAGAAGTGATCCCCTAACTGGATGCCAAATTCACCATCTTCACTTTTGATTATCTGCCAGATTAATTCTAATGTATCTCTGCAGCTGATTTTCCTTTTGATTAGTTGAAATAATCTTTTATGAACTATCCGATAAAAATATTTTGATACGTCAGCTTTTAAAAAATATGTTTTCCCTGGCTTGCGGTCCATTATTCTTAACTTGTCCTGCAGCTGATATGCAGTAAAATGAGTTCCTTTTCCTTTGCGACAAGCGCCGCTATATCTATAAAATGTCTTATCAAATATCGGGTAAAGGTTTTGATATATGCTCCACTGGACCACTCTGTCACGAAAAGGCAAGGCCATAATCAGTCTCTTTTTCGGCTCATAAACATAAAACTGTCTGTATTTTCCCTGTTCATATGTTTTCCACATCAATTCATTTTGTATCTCAATAAGATTTCTCTCTAAATTGTAATTAAACTTTAACACTTCTGGTTTATATCTTTTTCTCTTTTGAGCATTTTGAGTTGCTATTTCCAAGTTATGATAATCAGTTATCTTCTCAAACAAATTTTTGACTGTCTTAGGAATAAATAATCACCACTTTCTCTATATTTGGGTGAAATATTCAAGCCCGCTCAAATGAGAGCGAGCTCATAACTAATCGTGACAGCTTTCGATATTTCGCTACTTGCTATCTAATTAGTGATTTATATTTTTTCCTGGAGGGACAAAATGTATCTCAGGAAGGACTAAAGGCCTGTTCATCTTTTTGAACACTGCAGCAGAGGCCTTGACCCCATACTGTCTGATAAATTTTTAGATGAGCACAGGCGCCACGCACGCCAATGTTAGTGTTCACGTTCCACGGGTTATTGTTCGAGTTGACCGTCCGAGCACCGCAGATGCTACCATTGTTGAAGTTGCCACCGGCGAGGACCAACGCCCTTAGCCCTGTAAAATTTATTTTTTATTTTTACAAGACTTAATCCAGCCGCCCAGAAGACGGCCAATTTCGTCTAATTTTTTTACTACAATTTTATGTTTCCTTATTGATAAATAATGCATGTCTTTAGCAAGCCTTATCTGAACTTTTAGCTTTTTTAACTCATCATCTATCCTGTCTAAAAACCTTATTTTGCTTCCTTGAGTTTCATTTGCGTCTATTATCAAATCCATAATTCTATAGAGTTTATTTTTCAATTTGGTGCACATCGCAAATTTTTCTCTTTTTGGAAAGTTGTCTATTACTGGATAGAAATAAAGAGTAAAGTCATAATGTTTTCTGAATATCACTAGATCATCTGTGTCTGCCAAATCACCACTCCTTCAAGTTCAAAAACTAACCAAAAACCATTTTCAGATTATCAGGCACTCTGATGAGCACAGGCGCCACGCACGCCAATGCTAGTGTACACGTACCACGGGCTATTGTTCGAGTGGACCGTCCGAGCACCGCAGATGCTACCATGGTTGAAGTGGCCACCGGCGAGGACCCCAATAATAGAAGGATTTCCTTGTATATAGGCTTCTCCGTGTTGATGCGAAGAGTCTTTCCCCGCGTTTAAAACATCAAACCAATTAAATGATGTAGTTCCAGTATATCTATAAGTATACTCATCTAGCCTTTCCCAAAGGTTACCAGCACAATCGACTAGGTTATAACAAGAAACTGCTTGTTCTACAGTTCCAGTTGCGGTTCTGCCTGAGTTGCTTGAGCTAGACCATGCAGCATTATTGTCATTTTCATGACCTTCCGGGCTACCGTAAGCAGCCATCAACCATTCTTGCCTGGTCAATTTGCTTTTTCCAACATTAGCAAGACCTCTAATAAAATCATAATCGTTATAACCTTCAGTTCCTGACACTGGAGTTGCATTGTATTCACTGACAAGTTCAGTTTCTGGCCAAGTCCCACTCCCTTCACTGGCAAGGTATATGTCAGCCCAGAAGTTAGATACTTTGACCATTCCGGTTGGATCGCAAGCCGGTCGATAATTAAGAGACCATACTGAATTAGGTAGTATATTAACCGCAATTGAAGCAGTATCATCATATCTTTGAGCAGTGGTTCTAATACGCCCGTAGTGAAAACCTCCAATTTTTCTTGAATTGTTTTCAGTATAACCATCCGGGTAAGTAGAATTGATTGAAATAACAAAATCGGGCTCAGCATCAGCTGATGGTTGCAGCGCATATATATAATAGTTTTCACCAAGAGTGAAACTTGCAAAGCTCCCATCATTGTCAGCGGCTGTCAGAATAGTATCAGTTTCTTTTTTAAGATTTTGTCTGTCAATCCTCAGGGCCAGAGGCGGTACTGTAATTTCATCAGCAGCGCTTTTTTCTATATGTCCTTTGAAATTGTAGAATGAAGGTGAATCAGCTCCTACGAAACTTAACATTGGTCAATCACCTCCTGGACTTCATCGACTGTAAATCCTAATCTAAATATCTTTCCGTTTGGATTATCTACCAGCTTGAACTGCACTATCTTTTCTTCTCCCTCTTCTTCCTGAGTCATAACTTTGTACTCAGGCTCAGGGCCAGTTCTATCAGATTCTGCTGCAAGTTCTTTGTCGAACTCATACTTTTTGGCTGTATTTAGCAGCCCCTGGTATGCTCTTTTTACTTTTGGTGTGTAGCCAAAGTCATTAATCACATTTTCATAATCCTGTCTTGAATTAAGCACTTTTGAAAAACCTCTCATATATTATCTAACCTCCATTGCTAATGAGCCGTCAATCATTTTTAGCTCGTAAATATCGCCTGTTGTCTCATCTATCAAGTTGTTTTCTGGATTTGAGCCGTCCGGGCCAGCCTTCACAAGCCCATATTCGACTTTCTGAATTGTTGCATCTATCACTGTATCAAACAGCACTATAGTTGTTTCATCATTGACTCCATCATAATTTGCTGATTCTACAGCTGAATAAACTGAGCTTGCGTCTAGAGTTGCTTTGATTTTTCTATTAGTGACGAATGTATCTATATAGTCACCAGGCACTGTAAAAGTATCAGCGCTTACATAAGTTGCAGTTAATGCGCTGTCAATCCATTCAGTCATATTTTCAGCAAGGTCAGATTTGATAGTTCCGTCTTCATTAAGAGCAACTTCTAGCCGCTCCCAGAGAGTGTTTTTTGTTCCTCTCGAAACTCTTAAATCCTTAATATAAGGATTATATTCATTCTGCAGCACCCACTCAGACCCATTCCAAAACTTCATTTTTGCATTTGCCCAACCTTCCGAAATGTCTAACCAGGGCATTCCCTGATAAGTGTCGGTTGGAGCAGTCTCTCCTGCAAATTGAGTTACAATAGCTAAAAAGTTGCCATATAAAACTTGTTTAAGACCGGGCCCATTAGCATCAAGCCCATCTTTATTTGTCGTTCTTATATCAAAATCTTGAGACATGTCATCACTCCTTTAATATCCTTCGATTATAATTTTTTCTGCAGTTCCTCCGACATCATTATTATTGATATCTTTTATAACTACATCTACACTATCTATAGTTTTGTTTTGAAAATCAGCATATTTCATTGTTGATCCATCCTGTAGCAAGTAATAATTATACCCTCTAGGAATTTCATAATATTCTATTCCGTAATCACTATAATTAATTGTTGCTCCTCCTACTGGTATTACAAAATTATCAATTTCCAATTCTAAATCAGGGACATCAAAAAATTGTTTGATTTCATTCAGCTCAAATTCAGCAGTTTCTGTCTCCAGCTGAAAAGTAAATTTAAACTGGCAGTATCTAAATTTGTATTCTCCGGTCATGTATGTTTGCCAGTCTGACCATTCCACACTATCATCAGAAAATCTAACATATGTTTCAGTCTCATAAATAGCAGGTGGATTGTCTAAACTATTATTAGGGAAATCATCAAGTCCGCGATTAGGAAAACTCAATAAACTTAATCCTAAGTCCTGAAAGAACCAGTCTTTTTTGAGTCTTATATCTGTCCTTCCAATTCTGACTGTATCGATAATTTCTGTCATATATTCGGCACTAAAGTCATAATCAGGCAAACCGTCTGCAAAAGCAGGAATATCAGGCCAATCATCAAGATTATAGCCGGCTAAGTCTTCTAAATTATACATGTGGAAGAATGCTATCTTGCCGTTAATATTATCTATATTATCTAGTGTTGCATTATCTATATAATCAAGTTCATTTCTTTCGATAATTATATTAAGCTCCTGGCCAGTACCTGAAACTTCAAAAATTACTGATGTGAAATCACTTGAATACTGTCTAACTCTATCAATTGTCTTAATCATATACATATGTGTTCCATCAATTTCATTTTCAGAAGTCCATCTGTCTCCAGTAAGTTTAGTCCCGAGAACTTCTCCATTATCCCAGTCTGTTCCTTTTCTAATTTCATAACCTAAAACATCTGGCTCATTTACTTCCTGCCATTTGAATATTAATTTTGCACCTTTTTGAGCGACTTGCAAAGTTTCAGGTGCTGCGGGTTTGTTGTCTTTACCGGATATAACTATTTCTCTTGAAACTACACCATCGCTGGTTATGCTTCTATATTTAGAAACTGTTCGCACTCTAACTTGATAAGACACATTGACTTTAAGATTTTCAATTTCGAAACTGCCGCCTTCTGTTTCTCCTCTGATTCTATAAGGCCCACCGTTTTCGGATATATCTATTATTGCTTTAGCAAATCTTTCATCGTCTGGAGTGCTGAACTCGACAATCAGATTTGACATTAAATTTCCATCTACAGTTGTATATCCATATTCTGATACTTTTAGATCAGATACTTCTCTAGGAGCTTCCAAAGGGTTTTCCAGTTCTGAACCATAATTTTCTTGCTGCACTATACCATTGTCAGTATATATTGCTTCGTTATATTCGACAGCAGTAATAGCCAGCTCTTCATTTTCGCTTTCACTGATTTCCATAATTCTAAATGGTTTATCAGTCCAACCTGGTCTTGGATGAGTTATTAGGACTTTATCCCCAACTTCTGCCTCAACTGAATTTATGCCGGCTTTGAAGTTTATAACTTCTACGCAATACTTCGATTTCTTTTGATAATACCGCGCCTCTCTACCAGCCTGGCTAAATCGATTTACACCGTTTAAAGTTATTGTTTTAATCGTTTCCCCGGGAACACTCTTATCTAAAAATCTAGCCCCGATTGTTTCAAAGTTTTCGTTAGGGTCTGTATATTCTACAATTACTGATTCATATCTATCTTTTCTTGATGTTCTTGATCTAACAAAACTTTCTGCAATAATATGTTCTTCAAATGTAAAGCTTTGAGCTGCTATCTCTGGTTTATCAATTTTTAATTTTAGCTGCCCGTTTGAATAAATTAAAAAAGCTCTAAAAGTAGAAAGTATTTCATTTAATATGTCAAGCGCTGAACTTTTTGCGTCAATCATAAAATCTAGTTCAAATCTTCTTTCCCCATCTACTATTTCATCTGCATATTCAGCCGCTTCCTTGAATGAATCAAAATTAATAAACTTGTCTTTAACTCCAAAACCAAATCTTTTATTTGTTAAGAAATCTAAAACACACCAAACAGGGTTATTGCTGTATTTAGTGACCCATCTACTTCCGGTCCACACTCTAACGTGACGTCCTTTGATTATCGCGGTCATTGTTGGAGTACCTGATGTCTTTAATTTTTCTGCATCTAAGGTTAGTGAATAATAAGCAAGATATGGGAAGGTTTGTCCGTGTTCATTTTTGCTCCAGGCTGTTTGACTTCGGTAGCCTAACTTAACCTCTGCAGAAACATCTTTATCATCTGCTTTAATTTCTGAAATGCTTTCAATTGGTCCTTCAGAAATCCCAACCTGAAGATCCATGTATCTATCATTTTCGCCGTGAATTTTTTGGTTGATTATATTTCCTGCTGCAAGATTGCGGCCATAAGCTACAGGTATCGGTATTTGATGCGATTTAGTATTAGATATCGGGCCAAAGCTATAAGTTGGTGAATTCTTTGACTGATTCATGCTCTCTTGGAATTCTTTGGCCTCTTTATAATTATCGTAAGAGTTACCGACTGAAAAGCCCAACATTGCTCCGGCTGCTACAGTCATTCCTCCTACTGTAGATGCGGCTGCTGCAGCGCCTGCTGCTAATCCTACTATTGCTCCTACTCCCATTGCTTGCTCACCTCACTCTCCAGATTGAATGTAATCTTTTTTTCCACTTATCAAATTTACTGATTCTTGCTGTCGAATTATCAAATATGTGTATGAATTTATAATTATCTATTAGGACGCCGGCATGTCTTGGAATCCCGCCAACTAAAAAAACAACCACATCTAAGGGTTGCTTATCTTTGATATCTACTTGATCACAATATAAACTTAATCCATTCGGAAGTCTGTTTTTATCTTTTGTCATCCAATCAGATTCTATAATCCTGCCGTCAGTATCTGGCAAAATGACGCCGTTATCAGCTAAAAAATCAACAACTAAACCTAAGCAATCATAACCACCTTTTCCTCTACCATTAAACTTATATTTTTTATTAAGATACTTTTCTGGGTTCATTAATCAACCAACCTCACATTCCTGATCTTCGGAATATCAAGAAAACCTCTGTAATATTTTTGATTGCCCCAGTACTTGCAGCCATGACCTCCATTCCAGGTAAAATCACACCCAGCTTCAAGATAGTAGTTATCTCCTGGCTGAGCTCTTTGAAATGGATATTCAACATCTACAAACCCGCTGGCTGAGTAAACAATTTTTCTGCTTTCGTTTCCTATTTTAATAGTTCCGTGTTTCCAGCGGTCTGCAGGCTGATTCATTTTGCTATCATAAACTCTTTGATTTACGATGCTATCAACAGTTCCTTCTAGGGTTGGTACATTATAGCCGCAGCCTTCCCCTCCAAAACCGCCCGGCCAAGAACAATTAATTCCATAAGTTCCGCCAGGTAGCTGCAATTCTAATTTATCTAAGTTAGATCTTAATTCAACTGTAAAATTATAATCATCAGTGCTAAAAGAGTCTATTTCACCTTTTGTAAATAATTCTCTATAGTTTTCTGGTTTATCTAGCCTATTTTTAAAAACTTGCCAGATTGTCATTTCTCTGCCTTCGAAGTTTACATTCGCAATTAAACCGGAGAATTCTTTCATAACATTATCAAAAGTGATTGTTACTGAGTCCGGGGAAGTATTGTTGTTTTTATTTATTTCCGACCGGCTTATTGATGCAGCATAATAAGTTTGTGGATTTCCATTTTCATCAAAAAACTCTATATTTTTAGGAAACATAGCAAAATACAATGTTTCTTCATCAAGAAAAATTTGATAAAGCTCTATAGGCCAGTTATAATCTTTATTTTTTTCTTCAATTATATCTGGCGATAGTGTTTTAGGCATTTTATAACACCTCTATCATTTTAAGACCAAACCTATAAATATAATTCATAAAAACTGTTCTTTCTAGCTCATCTTGGTCAAATCTAACTGTTACTTCTTCAATGGTCCCATCGTCTTTTTCATAATCCCATAAAAATGCTTCAGTCTTTCCTTTTCTAGCTACGAAAAAATTATAGATATAATTAGCATGATCAGATGTCATTGTTGATTTCTCAAAGTTAAGTCTAAAAAAACGTCTAGGCAGTCCTTTTGTTCTTCTTTGCTCTTTGCCGCCTTCGAATTCTGTGACAAGTGTTTTAAATTTTATTCCGTCTGTCCATTCATTGTTATGGCTAAATTGGAATTTTTCCAAAAAGACCACCTCCTATTAAGTGAATTTCTGCATTATTTTTCTCAGCTTACCGTTTGCCATTATGTCTTCCCCTGCAATATTTACTATAGTCGCTTTATTTTGTTTTAATAGTCTTTGGAATGACTGGGCATCAGGAGAATTTATCTGATACACTTCAACATTGTCTCCGCCGCCCCCTTGAGCATTAATTGCACCTCGCTGTTGATCTTCAGTTAAGATTAATTCACCGACTTTAGTTTTAACAACTTTTTCATCTGGCCTAAGTTTTTTGCCACCAACAGTTCCGCCTACATGAAAATTATCTAAACTTTCAACACCATTGACGGTGACTAAGCCACCACTGTGGGCAATTCCATCAAGACCAATTCCGCCTAAAGCCCAATTTACCATAGGACCAACTATTGCTTTTTGAAGTACCATAGATGATATTTGATTAGCTAAATTCTTAAAGACATCTCCTAAGCTTTCGCCACGAGCTATTGCATCAGATAAACCAGTAATCAGATTATCTTGCCAGTCTTTAAATTTTCGATTTACATGATCAACTTCATATCCTATTTCTACTAATGAATCAACTAGCCAGTTTAAAGGTTTCGATTCTTCATTTTCAGAGCCACTGGGCCCGCCAGTTTTCCATAAACCGTAAAAATCAGTAGTGGTCTCATTCTGAAATCCTAATTCCCATTCTAAATCATTAATTTTAGCATTTAATTCTACCCATTCATCTGTCATTTTTTTATAATCTTTTAGCCTGGTCTTTAAATAATTTATATATTCTTCAAGCGATATTTTTCCAGCTTCATATTTATTTTCAGTTATTTCATCTTGAAGTTGCTGTTCTTTTTTTGCATATTCTTTATCAATTTCTAGAAGTTTTTGTTCTCTTAGCTTGCGCAATTCTTCTAAAGCGCCGGTTTGATTTTTTCTTTTTTCTTTTTCCTGTTCAAACCATTGTTCTACCTGCTCAATTTCCTTTTCTTTGCCTTCTTTTTGCAATAATAGTCTCTGATTTAGATATTCTTTTTCAGCTTCTAATGATTCTTTATTATTTTCTTCTGTAATATCATTAATAGCATTTCCAATTCTTCTGTTATAAAAATCTCTTATTTCTTGCAGAAGTTCATCGCTAGCCCCAAGACTTTTGGCATTAAGCAGTTTCTCACCTTTTTCTTTTTCTAATTCTCTTCTAGCTTTTTGAGATGCATTTTTAATTCCTTTTAGTTCTCTATCAAAATTATAATCTTCGATATCTTGCTGCAGTTCTTTTTTAAATTCTTTTAGCTTTTCAGCTTTTTCTGGATCGGTTTCATCTTCTTCCTCTTCCTCTTCATCATCACTACTTGAGCTGCTTGTTTTGTTACCGGCAAGTGCAGCCATTCTTTTTTCGAATTCTTTATTGCTAATGACTCCTTCTAATCTCTGATTAATTAATTCTGATCTCTTTTGCCAGACTAACAATTGCTTATTTAAATTTTTTATTTTTTGTTCATTTGTGCCAATTATATTTTTGCCATCAGCTGAAGCATTATAGAATTTACGCATTGTTTCTAAAGCAACATTCCACCTATTTTGAACAACTTTAGGTAGTTTAGAAACTTCATTTTGAAACTGTTCATTTGCTCCGAGCTCAATAAAATCTTCGGGAGTTTTATAATTTCCTATCTGATCAACAAAGCTTGTCTGGGAAATTACTCCCATAGCATTTTCCAAAGCAATACTGTCAATTTGACCTACATTTTTTAACTCATCATTATAATCTTTAAGAGCTTTGGTCTGATCGTTTAGTGCTTCTTTTTCTCTTTCAATTCTATCGATATTTTCCTCAATAGTTTGAGCCATTGATTTTAAATTTCTAGCTTTCGCATTTTCTATAATTTTTTCAGTATTAAGCTCATAAGCTTCAGTCTCATCATTTATTCCTTCTACAGCATCTGGGTAAAGATCGGCTAAGTCCTGAGAAATTTCGAGCAATTTGTTTTTTTCTTCTTTAGATTTATTTTCTTTACTGCTTAAATTTTCATATTCTTCAACAAGGTTTTTAGTGCTTTCCAAATTATCATCTTGAGTATCATTTAAATCATTAAAAATACTTACAAGTTTGGTTACGCCAGCTATTACAGCCCCACCGATTAAGAAAGGTGCAAAGCCTCCGCTAACCATTGATAAACCTGCTGCTATTTGAGGTAAAAATCCTACGAATAATGCCAGGGGCCCAACAATGCCTGCCATAATTCCTGACCATACAGCAAACTGGCTTATAACTTCTTTTAGAGGAGCTGGCAGTTGGTCAAACCAGTTAATACCAGATTGAACATGGCTTAATAAAACGCTAATTTGAGGTAATACATATCGCCCTATTTCTTCTCCAATATTTTTTAATAAATTTCTAGTTTCTCTTAATCTGTTCGCAAAACTATCTTGAGTTCTTTTGTAATCTCCCTGAGCTTTGGACATGTCCTGCATCATCAAATTAACTCTTGATAATATCTTTTCCTGTTCAGTTAGCTCTCTATCAGTATCAATAATACCTTCTTTTAAAGCATTTGCTTTAACTCGAGCTTCAGTCAGTACAGATCCATATTTTCTCATTGGTCTTGATTGTCCTACAATTGCACTTTGAATGTCATTCATTGCCTGTTCTAAAGGCACGTTAGCAAAAGAACTCATATCTATCGCTAATTGAGTTATTGTTTTATTTAGTCTGAAAGCCTTTTCTTCAGCTACTCCCATCGGAACAAGTGTATCTTGCAATGTAGCCATCATTGATTTAATTTCAGAAGTTGACTGATTAAAGCTGTCTGCAAAATCTTCGGCCCAACTATTTGCATCTTTTGACATTTCACCAAAAACATAATTAAACCTGGACTGTATCTCATTAGCATCAGATGCCATTTTAGCCAGTTTAAAGCTTACACCGGTTATTATTGCGCCAAAAGCTGTTAAAGCCATCCCGGTCTTTTTAAATGCAGCAGAATATTGCCTTAAAGTTCCCTGGCTTCTTTTAGCTTCTCTATCTAATTTTTTAATTTCTTGCTGATTTTCTCTCATTCCACGTTTGAATTGAGCGTTTTTGTTTTGAATATAATATACTAGAGAACCTAAATTAGCCATTATTTGCTGCACCTCCTGGAGCATCTTTTAAACCTTTAAGTTTATTGATTTCGCTATCGATATGATTATTCATTTTCTTTTTCAATTCTTTAATCCGTTTTTCATCTTTGATGGTTTTAGTTTCTTTTTCTTTTAGCTCTTCATATTCTTGATACCAATCATCTATATTAGAGCTACTTTCTTCATTCCCAGATAATAAATTAATGTGATCAATCAAATCTTCAATGTATTCTTTAGCATTATCTCCACCGCCAAAGGCAGAACTTGCAGCCATAAACTGATTTAAATAACCAGTATATTTTTCTAATTCATTTCTCCTTTGGATATCAAAAATATATTCAATTTCATCTGGATATATTTGATTTAAAACTTCATTTTTCGACATTTTAGTTATTTTATGAATATCCCAGACTAATTTATCAAACTGATTTTCTGGATCTAGTTCTTGATATTCTTCAGGAGCTTCATTAAGTTTTTTCCCTTTTCCACAACCTTAACCAGATTATTAACTTCAATAACTGCTTCAAATAACTCGATTGCCTCATCTATTCCGACTTCATCTTCTAAAGTTTCAACATCTACTCCAGTTCCTAAAGAAAGTATGTCGATTACTTCATCAGTAGCGACTCTAAACATGTCAGGCAAATAGCTTATGATCTCCTTTTCGCTCATCTGCATCATATATTCTTGCGGATTTTCAATTCCTTTTTCCTCCAACACTTCTGGAAGCAAATCAAAAAGAACCTTAACATTATCAGTTAGCTGCTTCCATTTACCCAGTGGCGCTTTCTTAACAGTGATTGTTCTAGATCTTTCTTCTATATCATCATCTAATTCAATTACTGTAGTAATATCAACTTTTTTAATTCTCGATAAAGTTTTAGCCATAAATATCCCCTTTCGATTTGTAAGTAATCATAATAAAAGCCCTGGTTTCCCAGGGCTAAATTGTTATTAAGTTAATGTACCAGCGTAAAAGTAACTTACAATCTCAGAATCAATCATATCTGCCTTAGTAGCAAATGCTTTGATTTCTTGAGCACTATCAACTGTAATTGAACCAGCATATAATGTGCTGCCTGTAGTAGGTTCAGTACCATCAGTTGTGTAATAAATTTCTGCTCCTGTAGTACTTGATGTTAATTCTACTGTTTGAGCTGTGTCATAAGTTCCTGACTCAACACTTGCAACTGGTTTAGCAACAATAGAATTGTCTCCAAGAGTAAAGTAATCTCCATTGGAGTCTTTCTGACACTTAAAGTTAGTATTGTTCATTCTTTTGCCTGTTCTACTGTGGCCAAATTCTAATGTCTGTGGCATTGGATAAGCAGATGGCAGGACAATATCCGCTGATTTATCAGCATCATCTTTAGCTAATGGATGTATAGTGATTACATCAGCATAATTGTTCATTACTTCTCCAATCGCTGAGCCTACTTTTAATAGATCATCTCCATTAGCTCCAGTGGTTAATTCAGCCCACGGTATTGTTTTTGCAACAGATGCAGGGTCAGTGTACACTATCGGAATTTCTAATTCTCCGTTATGGTTTAATACAATATCCATAACGTCTCCATCTTCTTCAGTTGATTCGGTTTGATATTCAGTAGTAAACCTGAATATTGTTTCTCCTTCTGTTCTTCCTAATTCAACGCCGCCATATTTAACCAAACATGGTCCTAAATTAATTTTTTTAGTATCTAACTCTGTTTTAGTTCCTGGCATTTATATTCACCTCTTATTTTTTAATAATGTTAAATCCAAGCCTTACAGTAATAAAATGTTCATCCGGATCATCAGGGTCAAATTGAGGGTTAGAAATTGAGTTAACTTCTAAATTATAGTTAGTATAACCTTCAATCTCTAAAGGTTTATCATCAAACAATTCTTCAAGGCGGCTCCCAACTTCTCCTAATTTTTGAGTATCTGCAATTCCGCCGTCTAAATTATCTACAAAGCAACTAATTAATATTGTGCCGTTTTTTGCAGTAGTATCGGTATTATTATTCACTGGCATATTATTGACAGTAAAATAAGGGTTAGTCGCTCCAGTTGGCTTTTTAGCACCTTTGTTACCTTTTAATTCTCCGAGAATATCTAATAAATCAGTTTCATCAATAATGTTTTTGTCATTTAAAATTCTGAGTATGACTGCCGTTAAAATTTTATCTACATTCATTTAATCACCCGTTATAGTATTTCAGACTGATAGCAGCTTGCTGTCTAACACTCCTGGCATTCATTTTGTAAGCAAGATATTGTTCAGCTAAGGGTTCGAAATTATCAATAGTCCCCTGAATAACGCTGTATCCTTTTTTGCTTTCTACAATAGCCGCATACCACATTCCAGCATATAAAGCACCGATATAATCATCACCATCAACTTTTACTTTTGCTTCTCTATTTTCTGGCAGATGAGATAATGCTTCTGCTTTAGTTTTGTAAGTGTCCATTGCTTCAATATTTATAGATAAACTAGCTCTTAAAGCACCGGTTATGTCATTATAGTCTCCAGTTAATTGTGCATGTTCATACATCATTTCTAAAAGAAATTTTATTGCTTCTTCAACCATTTTTTCTTCAGATTGCAAAAAAGCTTCAGTATTTGCTATTGCTTCTTCAGCTCCAAGCATTTCTGCACTAATGCCATCTTCCATAATTAACTCCTTTTTAATTCTATTTCTAGGTGTTCAAGCCAATCGCCAGAGAAAACAATATCATATTCATTTCCCGTTTCATCAATAGCCGCATATCCTTTTTTTATTTTTGAATATGAATCTTCATAATTTATATCTGTTTTATTAACAAACATAATATGATCAGATTCAAATTCAGTCTGCGTTTCGGTGTGTTTTACATTAGAATTTGAAGGTTGGATATCAGCTTCACAAGTGGCGACTAACTTTTCACCTGCAGAAACCCATTGCCCAGTCTCAGTATCTGTGTAACCATTTTCAATTTTTTCTTTTATTAAAACTGTTTCAAAGGATTCATCTTTAATTAACATGGAGTAAACCTCCAATTCTTAAGCAAAGCCAATGCCGGACCTGGTAGTTTTTCATATACAGTAACTCTTTTGCTTAAGTATTTTGTAGAGACACCACCTCTGGACTGACTTTCGATTATTGGATTTCTTTGCTGTTCCCAATATAAATCTTGAGCAATTAAGATGCAGGCATTTTCTATTCCGCCCGGCAATGTAGATGGACTTTCTGCAGTAGCATCTTTTGGTAAAATAAACCCGGCTGTAAAATTAACTTCTAAATCATAATCATCTAATTCAGGCCACTCATCTTTTTTGTATAACATACCCTTTTCAGCTAAAATAGTATATTCAGTAATTTCTTCATCATCATTTAAGATCTGTTCTACTGATTCAATATTCCAGTAATTGATCATAAGATATTTGCCGCCATCTGATTTTAAATTTAAACTCCTGGGCTTTTTATTGAATTTAGTGTTGCAATAATTTTCTATTACATCACTTGCAGCATTTATATAGATTTCAATACTTGTATTGTCTATTGGCAGCTTTAATCTATCGACTGTAGTTAAAGCATTTTCATTTAGAGGCATTTAATCACCCCAATTCTTTTTCTGCAGCTATCGCTTCATCTTCTCCTCTAATTTTTTCACCATTGCTTAAAACATACCAACCTCCACCAGTATGCTTTGGAAACTCAACTTCTTTTTTATCCTCTGCTTTTTCAACTGGAGGTTTTACTTGTTTTTCATAACCATCTTTAGCTTTTGCAAATCCCATTCTTAACCACCTAGCTGCCAACCCGTTTGGAACACTTTTGATTTCTTTGCCTTTAGGAATTTCTTTACCTTTATATCGTAACCCATTGCTTATAACATCCATGTTTTCACCTCCATGAAAAAGCCCCAATTAAGGGGCTATAATTATTAAGCTACTACCATATTATCTGCATCTTGTGTAGGCATAAACCTTGCATTTCCTCTAATTAAATCACAAGATAAATTTGAAGAAGCATCATCAGAAGTTATTTTAGCTGCCAAGTGAGTAAATCCGTTATTGGTATCCATTAAAGGTCCTTGCACTTCTGCAATTAGCTTAGCTGAATCAACACCAGCTCCAGTTTCATTAGTAAATTCAACAATAATCGGGTTGCCGTCTGCATCTTTAACAGCTTTGGAATCAGTTCCAGACTCATCTTTAGCCTGTAAAATCTCTAGCTTAATTAGATTAGTGTTCGCTAAAGCTCCAGAGTTTAATACAAACATTGCATCTCTATACTGGGTCATATCAAAATAATCTCCTGTAGTGTTGGAAGCTCCTAAAGGTTGACTCTCTACAGCATTATCTAACTTTAATTGTTCTGTCAATCGTTTCATTTATTTTCATCTCCTCAATTTTTAAATAATTAAGGGAGGCTAAACCTCCCTTATATTTTAATTAACCTAACATAACTAATGGACTTACCTGAGTATTTCCATCTTCTAGAGTTAAAGGCTCTTCTAACCAACTTTGACCATCAACATTAAATACAACTTTGATGATTGTCTTATTAGCTTTAAACTCAGCATGTTCAGAAGCTGCAATATAAAGCCCTGAACCGTCTTTGATAAGATAATATCTCAAGTCAACAAGCATTAAATCGCCTTTGTTTCCTAAAGTAGGAACTCTCCCTGTCCATTTTAAAGGTATTCCATCTAACATAGCCGGAACTCCTTTGACTAAGTTCCCATCTGTATAAATTCTTTTACCATCGGAATCTTTCATATCTTTGATATCAGAATAAGCGCTTTGACTTGCAATCCACATAACATTGCTTTGGGACTCTGGATACACTTTCGATTCCATACCTATAACATCTTCATATAATATCTTTGAAGATGTGTTTCTGTTTACAGTCATGGCACCTTTAGAATTCACGATACCTAACGGTTTAGAGTTACCATCGCCTCTTAAGAAATGGAAATCTTCAAACCCTAATTTAGCATTTCTTAATGTGGTTGTTAAGAACTGTGATGCAGCTTCGGAATTTCTAAGTAGTTTATTTGAAACAGAAATCCAACCAGAAGCTTCTTCAGGCTCTAGTTTGATGTCTCTTAATTTAGGACCGTCTTTTTCTGGTTTTGTTTCTTGCTCAGCTGTCCAACTGAAATTAACGCCGCCATATACTCCTTTACTGCCCTGCTGCATAGCAGGAAAATTCATTGCAGCGTCCGGATTAGAACCAGCAGGAATAACAGTCGCTCTCGGCCTTACTATTGCCGCTTCAGGATCTAGTTTTAATATTTCTGTAGAAAACTTTTCAGGAACTAAAAGCCCTCCAGAGGCTCCATCTTCCATTGCCATATTTCTTAATTCTTTTACCCGAGAGTCATTTGGCTCATATCTAGCGTGATACAAAAAATCTCCAAGGTTTTTGAATTCTCCATCTTTTGGCATGCCTTCTCTACCTTCGCCGCCGTTATCATCTTCTGGAACAGGTGGTCTTATAGCTGAATTTTGAGTCTGAGAGTTATAATCTCTCACTCCTTCTAAAGCAGTAATTCTTTCTATTTTTTTGCGAACTTCAGAATGTTCTTTGGCTAATTCATCATATTCTTTAGCTTCTGAATCTTTCATTTGAAAATCTTCGCCGGCTAATTCTTCCATTCTTTCTTCTATTTCTGCTAAACGCGCTCTTAATTCTTCAAGGGTCATTCTCAATCAACTCCTAATAATATATTGTGGTGTTTTATTCTTTTTAATTCTTTTTTTCTTTTTTCTATAACTTCATGATCATTGTTTTTGTTTTCAAGATGCCTTTTATAGACATCTTCTTTAGATTTTAAGCCAGACTCTGAATTTGGATACCAGGGAAAAGTAACTGGACTTACATCTCTTAATTCTTTTACTTTAATTATTGTTCTAACTGGAATATCTCCAGTCTCATCCCATTCTTCGATATCAACTTTAAATTGAAATGAGGATTGATTTATATCTCCTCTTTTCATAGATTCCATTAAATCGGCAGCATAAGTAGTATTTGGAGGTTCAATTTCATAATATAAACCTCTTTCATCTTCTTTCAACTGTAGAGTTCCTGATTTATTTCTTCCTAATAGCAAATTAGCATCGTGGTTTATTAAAGCTCTTACATCTGATGTTTTTAGTGCTTCTTCAAATGCTCCAGGCGCTATTTTTTCAATAAAGCCCCATGTTTCTGGAGCTGGGTCATCAAATAAAGCTGCATAGCCAACAATTTTTTTGCTATTTTCTTCTTCGGCTTTGATTTCAAAATTTGTTTTTACTAATCTAGATTCAAATCCTTTTCCCAAGTGATTCACCTCCTTTAACCTGGGCTAATCCCACATTCGCACCCTTCATGTAATGGAGGATGACCTATGTTGCTGGATACCTGCATTTCTCCTTCAGCTTCTTCTGGATTCAAGCTTTCTCCTGCGCTCAGAAAATCGCTTTCAATTCCAATTCTTTTGCCATTCATTTCAATGCAATATGGACAAGGGTCGTTACCCATTGTCACCCATATTAGTTCTGAAATTCCTGCAGCTGAAAAAGCAAATTTGCTAAAAGCACCAGCACTTTTAATACTTTCTTGTTTAGCTACTTTATTCGGTCTTTTCTCTTTCCACTCATCGAGCCGTTGCTCAATTAACTCAAGTGGATCTTGATCTGAATTTAAAGCTTCTTTAACTAATGCATTTAACTGGTTTTTTGAATAACTACTATATCTATAAGAAAAAGACTCAATATACTTTTCAATAAAGTTATCAAGTCCTTTGATGTCTGATAAATCTTCTATATTTACTTCTTTGCCCGCCTCTTCTGCAATAGCTTCTGCCATTGTTTTAATTGCTGGTTTCATTGAATTTTTTATTTCTGTTTTGAATTTTTCATAAAACTCTTCTAGCCATCTTTGAAAACCACCTGCATTTCTTTCTGATAATTCTTCAATTGCTTTATCCCTAACAATTTTAACTTCTTTATCAACCATCTGTTCAGCAGAATTTTTTATTACTTTTTGATATCTTAACGCAATATTTCTTCTTCCGGCAGCTGATCTTCTAGCTTTCATTTCAATTTTGTTTTTTTTTACAGATTTGTTGCTTCTATCATTTATTTTAGGGTTATCAGCATTTAAAGGAATTAAATTTAAAGGAATAAATGTTTGGTCTCCACCTTCTTTAGGATTCATATTTTCTTTTTCTCTTGCATCGTTTGGACTTAAGAAACCATTTTGAATACCTTTGGAATAAGCGTTATATCTGCTTTCAATATCCCCTCTTAATAAAGCATCTACAAGAAACTCAGCAAAATAAGAATTGTTTTTAATTAAATCTTTTTGTATTTGTTGTTCAAATCTTTTTAGCCAAGGAGTTAAATAATAAATAACGAATTCTAAAGATTGCTGCTCAATATTTGAAAAAGTTGCTCTTTCCATATCTTTAAGCATATGAGGAGGTATGTTAAACCAACGAGCTATTTCAGTTATTTGAAATTTTTTGCTTTCTAGCATTTGCGCATCTTCTGGAGAAATTCCAATTTGTTTCCAAGTTAATCCTTCTTCAAGAATCGCAATTCTATGAGCATTATCTAATCCACCGTGTTTCGATTCCCAGTCTTTTTTAAGATGATCATGAGCGGGATCCGACAATTCACCCGGATGTTCTAAAACACCGCTAGGTGTACCATTGTTATCAAAAAATTTAGCACCATATTTTTCAAGAGCTAAACCTGTTCCTATAGATTCTTTCATCAATTGGATTAAATTAATCCCTTTCACTCCATTGTTGCTTCTGCCTGGCACATGAAATACTCTTTTTGAAGGAAGCTTTACCCCTTTTCCACCTGGCAAAACAGTTTTATAGTATAGTTCTTGAGTCTTTTTGTCCCTTTCCGGCCATGTTCTGTCTGGCAGTAACGGCCATAATGCTTTAACTCGGTTAGCATTATCATATTCTATTTCTGCATAAGCGTTTCTGTAAGTCAATAAGTGTCCCATTAAAGTTTCCCTAAACACAAATGATGTCATTTCTGGGTTTGGTTGATCGTGTAAAATTTTATATAAATGATGAGTGGTCGCTTTTTCTTTACCTCTAGGATCTAATCTTTTATATATATTAAGAGGTAACATTGCTGCAATTTCAGAATATATAGTAATTGCATTATGAACAGCTGAATAAGTAATAGCATTATCTTCATTTACATTGACACCGCTTGAAGTTGGTCCAGAGAACATATTTAAAAGCCATTGACCTGGACTATTTAAACTGCTTATATTGCTTTTTATACTTGATATAATACCCATCAATTACCACCTTCCCAAAACCAACTAGCCAGCATTAGTATTATTCCTATTACTGTAAGACTAAGCGCCGGGCTCCATAACCATAAACCAGCACCTGAAATTATCATTCCTATAAAAAATACAAAATCATTAAAATTTATATTCACATTCAGATCACTCCCTTCTAAAGCGTTCTGATACCTCTTTCTTCATAAACTGATTTTTTAGGAGGTTCATTTACCATTGCTCTAACATATCCATTTACAACAGCTGCAATTGGATCAATCCTTTGGACTGATTTATCTTTATCAAGCTGAATATTTTCATTATGGTCTTGACGAGTAACCGCATTTCCTATAGCCCATGTTAAAACGGGATTATTATCATGGATTACATTTTTAGTATAAACTTGAGCTCTAAAATCTTTTGTAGGTTCGCTTAAGGTTTTTACACCCTGTCTTATTTCAACCATTTCATAACCATAATCGGCTAATTCCTGCGCAAATTGAGTAGCTTGATACGGGTCAAAACAAATTTCATTAATGCTCCATTCTGATTTCTTTTCTTGTTCTATAATGTAGTCTGTTATATATCTATAATCTATAGTTGAGCCATCTGTTAGAGTAATCCAACCTTGTTTAACCCATAAATCATATTCTATTTTATCTGTTTTTAATTTTTCTTCTAATCTATCTTCAGGCAAAAAAGAATGAGATTTAACTACTATTTCTCCCGAAGGCAATAAAAATACAAATCCTACACTTGTTAAATCTAATTTGGTTGATAAATCTAATCCTAAAAACACTGTTGCATCTGATAAATCTGGTATTTCCTTGTTACCACAAGACTTCCATTTACCTAAATTCATGTAGCCATTATCTTTTGCATTAACCCAGACATTCATATTTTTAGTAAGAAAGTTTTTCATTTTTTCAGGAACATCTAAGGCAGTTTTTAATTCGCTTTTTAAATAGTTTATACCTTCATCATAGCTTGCTAAAATTGGATTAGCTTTTATCCAGCTGCTTTCGTCTTTTATATCATCTACAAGTTCTCCATCTTCATTTTTATCGAGCTCATTAACCATTACAAAGTATTCTTCATTGTTAACTGGGTTGTTTGGATTTAATATTTGTGATATATATTTATATTCGACTCTGTAGCATGGATTGCTAATTTCAAAACCAGCTGTTGTGATTGTCATTAATAAAGGCTGTCTCCTAGCCCCCATTCCAGAAACTAATATGTCATATACTTCTGATGTTTTGTGAGCATGATATTCATCAATAATTCCGCATTGAGGATTTAAACCGTCTCCAGTTTTCTGGTCCTCTTTGGATAATGCTTTCATAAAAGAATTTGATTTAGGGTGAATAATTTTTCCGTATTTTGTTTCAAATTTATTTGCAAAATCACTTTTAGGATAAATCATATTAGCTTCATTCCAGACTATTTTAGCCTGGTCTGATTTTGTGGCTCCGATATAAACTTCGCTTGCATTAACTTTTAAGCCTGCAGTTTCATATAAACCAACAATTGATAGATCTTGCGACTTAGCGTTTTTTCTGCCGACTTGCCAGTATCCTTTTCTGAATCTCCTATACCCAGTTTCATTATGATACCAGCCATATATATTTCCAAAAATAAATAATTCTATAGGCGCCGGATCTTTATATTCTCCGGCTAATATTCCTTTTGTATGTTTAAACTTTTTCATAAACCTAAAAAACCGCATAGCTTTATCATTATCAAAGATATACGGGAAGTCTTTTGTATTTTCTTTTTCTAAATCATTCAGAAATCTTTGACAAGCCCATTTGTGCTTTTGACAGCTAGGTACTTGGTCATTAATAACTTGCTTTGAATACTCAACCAACAAATCTTTTAACTCCACAATAATCACATCTCTTTATATATCGCTGAATTCTTCATCCTCAGCTTCATTATCAGCTCCTTCAAAATTTATTGCTAAACTAGCTCTGGCTGATGGAGTTAATCCAAACTCTTTCAGCATATCTTTTATGACTTGATAATTATCTTTTTTTACCTGCAGCGCTGGATGTTTGATAGTGTTTGTTTCACCTTTGGTGTTTGTATATTTAATAGTTGTTCCTTCTTTTCTTAATTGTTTTACTGCATCTACATATTCGGATACAGCTTCACAATATAAAGCTAAAGCAGTTGTATCTATATTAGAAAGCAGGTCCAATCGTTTTAGTTCTGGTACTATTTTTCTCCATTCTCGCTGAGCAATAGTATCATGCTTAAGCCAGTCGGGGCGATCAATGTCATCAGATTTTGGCCTTAATTTTTTTTCCGCTTTTTTTCTTTTTTTAATTTCTTTATTACTGCGGTGCGGTTTTTTACCGCCCTCTATTACGCTAAGCGAAATAGGTTTTGCGTTTCTGGACATTTTTTCACCTCCAACTTATTTAAAAGGGATATGTTGAAAAGGGGATTTTGTATACGCCGCGGCGTCAGCTTAGCGTATACA